GTAACAATCCTATAGAACAGAATAAGTTTTCTTCTAGCGTTATATCTACAACTAGTGCTTCTACAATTAAAGAGCCTAGTAAGGTAGATTATAATTCACTAGATTATATTTCATTTGGAACGGACAACCTGTTTCCACAAGGATTATCTATATTAAACAGAAGATCAGCTACTCACAGAAGTATCCTTAATAATAAAGTTACCTACTCTTTAGGTAGAGGTTTTATTACTGAGAACAACGAAAGATTAGCTAGGTATATCAAACAAGTAAACAGCAAGAGAGAGTCGCTTAGAAAGGTTCTAAAGAAGATTTTCAACGACTGGTATAGTTTTGGTAACGCTTATTTAGAAGTGGTTTTAATTCCTAACGGAGACCCTCAATTCTTCCATCATGACGCTACTAAAGCGAGAATCAGTAAAGACAGAAAGAACGTTATATTCCATCCTGATTGGAGACAGTATGAAGGTAAAAAGAAGTATGCTAAAGTTCTACCTTTATATCCTGAGTTCAAAAAGATTGATGGATTTGAAAGAGCTATATTCCATTTTAAGCAATATGAACCTGAGTTCTGTGATTACGGAGTGCCTGACTGGGTTGCTGCTATAGATGCTGCTGCAATTGGATATAAGACAAACAGATGGAACTTATCAAGATTAGAGAATAGCTTCCAAGTATCTGGAATATTAGAGATCGTAGGCGACATGTCTATGGAAGATGCTAAGAAAGTAAAAGAAGACTTAGCAGACAACTTCTCAGGAGAAGAGAATGTTGGTAAACTGTTGACAATCACAAGGCAGTTTGCAGAATCAGGAAGTGGATCTACATTCACTCCATTAATTCAAACTTCGGATGGTGAATGGATTAACTTACACCAACAATCAGATTCAGATTTAATTATTGCTCACAACTGGTTTAGAAGTTTGAGTGGTATTTCAGATTCAACAGGATTTGATACAAAAAGAATTAGAAACGAATACCAAGTTGCTAAGAACACTGTAATTGGAGAAAATCAAGACGCTATCTTATCTGAGATTAAGTTTTTGATAGAAGAACATTCTACTATAGATGCAGAAGTTTTATCTTTCAGAAATGAGTCTCCTGTGTCACTTATAGACCTTATTGACGTAAACAGTATTATTACTGTAGACGAAGCTAGAGAAAACAGTTTAGGACTTGCAAATTATCATGATGCAGAGAAAGGTAAGAAACTAATTTCTGAGATCAGAGAAGAGGCAATGCTAAGAGGACAACAGAAAGAAACTACTGAACAGCAGAAAGATGGCGATACAGATAACTAACAACATAGCGACTTTAGATATAGATTTTGATGGAAACGGAGATCAATACTCTATACATAAGCCGAACATCACTTTGGAAAAGAGTGGTGATACTGTTGTTATAGTTGATTCTGGTAGAGTCCCTGCAAAAGAGTATAAGATATTATATACAGATGTAACACCTTTACCTGCTAGTGCAGATGCTTTATATGCTACTTTATTATCTTATGTAAATAGCAAAGGGGCAAACAGTTCAACTATAGTTACTCAAGCAGTAACAACAGTAAATGTTGAGGTTTTAGCTGCTAACGAAGGTACTGTAGGTTCTAGTTTTGTTAATCTATCTAATGCTGATGCTTATATTTTACTAGGTAGTGGCACTGCTTCTGCGACTAACTACACTGTTAAATTAAAGCATGGTGGAGATGACATATACGAAACTCCTTATAACTACTCTGGAGCTGTTCAAGTTGTTTTTGCTCACTCTGGTAGTGGAAATTTAGTAATCACAAAATTTAACTAGTATGCCATTATTTAGTAAAACAGGAGGTGGCAAAGCAGGAGAAACGGGTTACGCTCATACGGGAGCATTTGCAGGTAAGCCTCTAGATAACAGTTACGTTTGGGAAGCGGGGACAGGTATAGAGTATAATGCTGCTGATGTAGCTTCAGAAACGTACAAAGTATTCTCATTAGACAACGATGTCCACAACGCAGTAGATAACCCTTATTGGTCTACTCCTGATGTGTCAATTTCATCTAATGTAGACTTGTTTAACGGATATGCTTTACCTGATGGAGTAACTTCTTTATTAGATTATACATTTGATTTTGACACTGAGTACCCCTCTTCTACAGGAACAGGTTTTGAAGGTTCTACAGGTAGAATTAGACTAAACGACTGTAAATACGGAGACCAATTAAGAGTAAGATTTGACTTTAATGTAATACCACAAATATCTAACACTACTATAGAACCTGCACTTTGGTATTCTAATAGAAATGATAACGATGATATTACTTTTACTTTTCCTTTGACTTCTTCTCCTGTGTTTTTTGGGACAGGAACTGTGGGAAACACTTATTTAAACAGGGTAGATATTTCTGCTTGGATTATATCAAACGAAGATGTTAATGCCTTAACTCTTCCAGCAATTAAATCAGACAACCCTGTAATTATTCAACCACTAGGAATGTTAGTAACAATATTAAGGTAATATGGCTATAAAAATAAAAAGAAATGAAGCAGGTAACTGTATAACTTTTGAAGGCTCGTCTAACCCTGTATATTGGAACTCTTGCTTGTCTAGTGAGGTGGATTCTGTAAATACTAACGCTATTAACGTAATTAACGATATAAGAACAGCTCAAAATGGTTCTAATTTTTATGAGTTTTACAGAATACCTTATACAGATTTTTTAGATGCAGATGGCAACCCTTTTGCAAGTCCTTCAGACTGTGTTACTTATATAAACCAAGAGGCAAATGTTTTAGAAGCTACTTTAGCAGGTTTCTTAAATTTAGAGAACGTATCAGGTACAAATGATAAAGTTGACCTAACAAGTGTTACGAGTCAAGAAAAGATAGGCGGAGGGATTAAATTTACTGCTGGTAGTAATATCCAATGTGGACAACCTGTATTTTATAATTATAGTTCAACAGGTGTAGTTACAGCAGTATCAGCAGGTACTTTACCATTACAACACGACTATATAGGAATAGCTTTAAAGACAGTTACAACAGGGCAATCAGTAAATGTATTAACAAAAGGACTGGTAACAGCAAGAAGAACTACAACTTATCTATCATCCTCAGAAACTGTTATATTAAATAACACATCAAACAACACTACAAAGAATTTAACTAACTCTACAACTTTTGTAGATAGTGGAGATACAGGAGGAGATTATACAAGTAACGAAAACTATAGTATAACTTTTGATGCACAGTCAGGATATACTATAAATATTTCAGTTAATAATATTAAATTTGAACATTCAACATACAGAATGTATGATAGGTTAGGTGTACAAGGTTCTAATGATGGTGTCAACTTTACTAATTTAAGTGTACAATGGTTGCAAAAGTCAGCTACATCCACACCGACTTGGAGCGATAGTTTTTATGGTAGTAGTGCTTGGAATAGTACAGGGGCAGATAATGGCTATATATTTCCAAAAGATACATCAAGAGCAATCTTATTATCAAGTGGTTCATTTCCTGTAACTATTAATACTGGTTATAGATATATAAGATTTTATTTTAGGTCTGATAGTAGTGTAAATGATGAAGGTTGGAATATGACATTAACACCTAATACACCATATCCATCAAATACAGAATCAGTTGCAGAGGGTACTACATTATATTTAGATAGTAATGATTTTACAAAAGTAACAACAGACGACACAAGTCAAATAGTTGTGGGTTATTGTGCATATAATGATGCTGCAAACGACAGCATATTTTTAAGAGTGTAAAAATGGAAGCAATATTAAAAACATTAGCAGATAATATAGAGGGTAGTGTAGTTAGTTCTATACTACTCTTTGCAATTGCGTTTATTTATATCTTTAGGAAAAGTGTTCCTAATTGGATAGATATGATTCTTAAACGTAAGAAAGAAGAAAAGCATATTAATAAGCTAAAGGATCATGATATATTTAGTACTTGTGCTAGAGTAAAAACAGAGGTTCACTTAATGAAGTTCTATACTGATGGAGAGTACGATGCTACAAAGACTAGAATGTGCGGTGATTTTGCTAGGCATAAAGTTGAGGTTTGCAGCAAGAGAATAGAAGAATTTGTTTCTGATGATTTATTCAAGTTGAACCCAGATGCTCTAAAGAAATTGATATTTGCTTTACAGGCTGCTATGCATGAAGAATATGTAGCTAAGATTAAAACAGATTGGTTATCAAAGGGTATTCCTCAAGAGGATGTTGATTACGTTATTATGTTATTTGAAAAGTTCAGGTATGATGTGATAATGAGTTTTGAGAATCGTATCAATGCAATCTTCGGAAGTACGTACCATAGAGACAACTTTGATAGGGTTTTAGCCGTATTAGAGATGTGGTCTATGGGTATTGATTTATTACCTAAAGACATGCTCACTACGTTTGAGACTTTGAATGGTAAGTTTAAAAAGATAAAATATTAACATAATGGCACAATTCGTTACAGCACAACAAGTTATAGCAAATGCGTTCACTAATACGAACACAGATACTAACTTAATCAAGACTACAACAATAGAGCAAACTCAATTAAAGCACTTAAAGCCTGTTTTGACTGAGGATTTGTATGATTTAATAGTGACAGAAAACAATGCTTCTAGCTTGTCTGCTGCTAATCAAACTATTTTTGATACTTACATTGTGCCTGCAATGTATTTATTTGTTAAGTATGATGTATTAGTGGATACTCACTATAAATCAAACTCTAAAGGTATTAACAGATCTTTTGGAGACTTTTCAGAGCAAGGTTCAAATAATGAAATATCTTACGTTATGCAATCAGCATTTTCAACTGGAGTTAAGATATTAGAAAGAATGACTGAATATATTGAGGATAACGACAGTTTATATCCTACATATGAAAGTGGAAAGAATGTATTAAATGATGTATCTCATAGAGGAGGAATAATTTACTAGAATGACAGCAATAAATCAACACAGAAATTTAACAGGAGTACAACTTCACAATCCAAAAGGATTTGATGAAGCTACAAATAACACAAGACCATTTAAGAACGGTAATGGAGACTTAGTTTGGGTTTTAGATTCTAGCGTAGAGAGTGCGTTAGACTATGTTTCACCTCAATCAGCACCTCCAACGGAAGTAAATGGAGATATATACTTATTAGATGATACAGGAACATCTTACGATATTAACACTATTGCTTGGCAGTCAGGAAATACTGTTAGGATTACTTTTAATGGTTCTCCTGATTTATCTGCTGTAGCTGCTAATGATTATTTTATAACTAGTGGTAACGCTAATACTTCTAATGACGGTACATTCGTTATTACTGCTGTTGATAATTCAACTAAGTATTTCGATATAACAAACAACGAAAGATCGGATGCTACAGATGATGAAGCTGCGGATGCTGCTGGTACTGGTTATTACGTATTAGAAGAATGGGATGCAGCTCCAAAAGGGTCTCATGTAAAGTTTGATGGGAGTAATTGGGTAAGCTCTACTGTTGCAGATGGAGTTATTTGTTACGATCAAACTGCTGCTGCACACAGATATTATAATGCATCTGGTGCTAATTGGGATAATACTATAGCATCTAGCGGTGGTGTAGGTGATGTTACCAAAGTGGGAACTCCTGTAGATAATCAAGTAGGAGTTTGGACTGGAGACGGAACAATAGAAGGTAAGACAGACTTTACTTACTCTAATGGTGCTATGAATACTATTGGAGAAGATGCTTCTGCATACATGAGATTAACAAGTTA